GGGTGGGAATACATGGAACCGAGCTTAACAGCCACGTCCCCAGTACCCCACAAAATGGGATAGAAGTGATAAACTTCAGAGAACTCATCTCCGTTTCACAACGTGTCTGCGGCCCGAGAGAAGCTAGAAATAGCCTATCTTGGAAACCGAAGTCTCACTGAGTAAAAGAATTGGTGTTGGTTATCGAAAAGACAACGTTACCAATACAGCATTTAGCAGGAGGTTAAACTCATCAAAAGTTTTAGGTTACGAAAACCGGCTCGGATTATTCCGATGACCAATAGATTCTATACCTAAACGATGCGATTTCTAACATCGTAGTTTGATGAACTAACCCTGCCGTGATCTGCGCCCTTCATTTATTATGAAATTTAATTTCTCTAAATGGGGCTTCAATTACAAACAGTTGAGTGACATGATCAGTGTAAAAGCTGGTCCTTCTATGGCGTTTCCTAATTTATTAGGTAAACTTAAAGCCATAGTTGGAGGACGAGTTTCGAAAAGTTTCTTTTCTATATGCGTGAACATTCACAAACAGTTAAAACACATCCTAAACACTCAAGGTGCTTATGGACTTATTGTGTATTTAAAAGCTGCGCAAATTTCACTACAACAAGCGTCAAGCGGATATAAAGTTCGGGATATGAAGCCTTTTGGGGCTAAAATATCAAGAACAAAAGGATCCTTATTGCCTAGAATTATTCCGGCTCCTCATAGAGTTATTATAAATAATAACCTAAGTGGGAAATACTTTTTAATTAAGTTCTATCTGACTCTATTCTATATGTATAGAGTTATTGAAGTTCCTAAATATAAAGTAAATCTATCTACAATCCTGAATCCAGGTGTAGATGAACCGAAACAATTTATCCCTTCAAGATATTATCTAATGTTCTTGAATGTGTTTATCAAAGATGATAAGATCTTTCTAGATCCTCTTAAATTTTTAAGAGACCATTCAAAATTATTTACTATCTTGAAGTCTTCTCCTTCTAACTTCAGTGTAAACGACCATAATTTATGGTCTACTCATC